AGGTTGTAACACACCTCATTGAGGAAGGTTACGCAACCGATTCTGATTCCGCAGATTCCATCATTCAAGGAATGAGCGAACAGTGGTTTGAGCTCATTACGGAGAATTGACAATGGATAGGATTAGTTCGAAAGAAGTATTATCAATGATGGATGCAGTTGCTCAGGTTTATAGTGAGCAGGCAACTCCTGACTACGCATCAATGAGTGATGAGGAGTTTGCTGCACTTGTCAAAAAATCTGGAAATCCAGAAGGTCTTATAGCAAAAAGAATGCAGCAAAGAGAAGTTGCTTCTAGAGAAAATTCTAGATCAAACTATACTGCTGCTGATGCTAAAAGAGATCAAGAAGCGGCAAAAATAAAAGCAGAAAATGAGAGAAGGGCATCTAGAGGAGAAGATCCTCTTCCTACTTCTCAACCAGCTCAGGTATCTCAACCAACTGCCAAACCTCCTACTGATCAACAGAAAGTTAGAGCAGAGTATGACCGTTTGAGATATTCCAAGGATCCAAAGGAACGTGCTCAGGCTGCAGGTTATGGTAAGGCAATGGCATCAGCAGGTGCTGCCAAAAAGGACTTCTCTGGATATAAATCTGCTGCAGATTTGGCCAAGTCTAATTCTAATAATTCTCGGACTATTCCAGGAGTCATGAGTAACAAATCTGCCTCTGGTAGTGGTCCTGGTGGATATCAAACTCCCGTAAGTGCCAGACCAAAAACAACTGCTGGTGCTGCTGCTCGTGTTGGTGCCACTCCTGTAACATCTGCTGCTAAACCTGTTGCTACCGCTCCTGTAACAGCTCCTGCTACTCCTGCTGCTAAACCTAAACTTTCAATCGCTGATAGATTGCAGCAAATTCGTGATATGAGAGCAAGATCACAGGCTCGTATTACTGCACAGGGTGGTACACCCGCAACGCCTACTGTAAAGGATTCTGCTCCAAGCACTACTGGTGCAACTACAACACCTACAGTAAAACCTGCTGCAAAGGTAGAGAAAAAACAACCACTTAAAAACGGAGACCCAATGGAACGTATGACAGGAAAGGGAGCAGCATCCCTCTTGGAAACTTATTCTAAAGTTTACGAAGAAAGAGAACCTCAAGCAATTGATGAGGGCATCATGGGTGCTCTTGCAAAGGTTGGTGAGGTAGTAGCAGAAGAAAAAACTGCTGCTGATCCTGGTATGAAGGCAAGAATGGGTAAGGAAGCACCTAAAAAAGGTGGTTATCAACTTCCTAAGAGAACTCCTGAAAACGCAAAGAACGTTGAGTATTATAAGGATGATGCAGACCTCTTTGATATCATCAAGGGTCACTTCATTGAGGAGGGTCTCACCGAAGAGGAAGCACTTGTTAAGATGTTTGAACTTACTGAAGATGAGAAAATTGAAATTCTAAATAAAACCACTACGGAAGAAAACTCATGAGCAAATTCGGAGATTTGATGAGGGGTAATGCTCCTGCAGCACCTACTCCTCCAGCACCAGTATCTGCACCAACTCCAGAAGCAGAAGATGTTGCACCCCCTGCACCAGTGATTAAAAAGGCACCTGTTCTGGAAAATATGAACAAGAAAGAACTTGAAAAGTATGGTAGAACTATTGGTATTGAACTCGATAGACGCCATAGCAAGGATTCTCTGATCAAAGAACTTAAAGATGTAGAGAATGAGTGAACCAGTTTATAAACTGGCACACGGGGGGTCTTTGGACCCCCTTTTTTATTGTATAATTACTTCAGTTAAAACAAACAACCCAATGGGACTGTCCAAGCAAAACATCATTACCTCTCTCCAAGAGACTTATGGTGAATCTGTCACTAGTGCAGATATCCGTGCTTGGTGTGCAATGAACGATTGTAACTACCAAACCATCTCTAACAAGATTGCTGATTGCAAAGTTGGTCGTGGTAAGTGGAATCTGACTGTACAAGAGAAACTAGAACAAACTTATCAGGCACCTCCTGCATTGCCTGCAACCGAGCAAAACCTTATCCCTACGAAAGATGATTCCTTCGTCAAGTTTGGCAATTTTGGTGACATTAAAAAAATTATTGAGACCCGTGTCTTCTACCCTACGTTTATCACGGGTCTCTCGGGTAACGGTAAAACGTTTTCTATTGAACAAGCGTGTGCCCAACTCGGACGGGAACTCATCCGTGTAAACATTACTATTGAAACTGATGAAGATGATCTCATTGGCGGTTTCCGCCTTGTTGATGGTGCAACCGTCTGGCACAATGGCCCAGTCATTGAAGCACTCGAACGAGGTGCTGTCCTGCTCCTTGACGAGGTTGACCTCGCCTCTAATAAAATTCTCTGTCTCCAAAGTATCCTTGAAGGAAATGGAGTCTTTCTTAAGAAAATTGGCAAGTTTGTCCGACCCAGTGCAGGTTTCAACGTCATCGCAACCGCAAACACTAAAGGCAAAGGTTCAGACGACGGACGATTCATTGGAACTAACGTGCTCAATGAAGCCTTCCTTGAACGATTCCCAGTGACCTTTGAGCAGGAGTACCCCACCACTGCTACTGAAACTAAGATTCTCAACAAACTGTGTGATGATGAGAACTTCTGTAAGCGACTTGCAGACTGGGCAGATATTATCCGTAAGACCTTCTATGATGGTGGTATTGAAGAAATCATCAGCACCCGCCGTTTGGTTCATATTGTGAAGGCGTATAGTATCTTTAAAGATAAGGCAAAGGCAATCCAGGTCTGTGTCAATCGCTTTGATGATGAGACTAAGCAGGCATTCCTTGAACTGTATGACAAGGTAGATGCTGATTTCCAAATGCCCGTTGACGAGACCACTGTCTCCTGATATAATAGATTATGACTAATTCATGGTCCATGCTTTACGATGAAATTTTGAAAATGGATGAAAACGATTTTACTGTTCATATGACGGACACCTCTACAGGTTCTATTGACCTAATCAATCCTAGAACACCTTGGAAGTATAGTGAAGAGGAAATTCTTCAAGAACTTCTTGAATATGTTCGGGGAACTTACAATCAGCACTATTCTGCTGGTGACGACAAAATTCAGACACTTGATCTGATTGAAGCATGTGGTGACGGTGAAGCATTTTGCCGTAGCAACATTCTCAAGTATGCCTCTCGGTATGATAAGAAAGGCACTGCCCGTCGTGACATTATGAAGATCTTGCATTATGCTGTCCTTCTGATGCACTTCAACGATAAAAACGCAAAACGCGAAACCTACCCCCAGTGATGAAATTGAATCCCAATACTATGAAACTATCCGACAACACTCTCACCGTTCTCAAGAACTTTGCTGGTATTAATAACTCTATTCTTGTGAAAGAGGGTAATCGTCTTCGTACTATCTCTGTTGCCAAGAACATTCTTGCCGAAGCAGATATTAAAGAAGACTTTCCTCGTGATTTTGCTATTTACGATCTTAATCAATTTCTAAATGGTTTGAGTCTTCATCAGGATCCTGATCTTGACTTTAAAGAAGATTCTTACCTGAGTATTAAAGAAGGCAAGCGTCGTGTTAAGTATTTCTACGCTGATCCTAATGTCATCATTTCTCCTCCCGAAAAAGAGATTAACCTGCCCACTCAAGATGTCTGTTTTCAGTTAGATAGTGCATCTTTGGAAAAATTGGTAAAAGCGGCACAGGTTTATCAACTTCCTGATTTTTCTGCTGTTGGTGAAGCAGGTGTAATTAAACTGGTAGTTCGTGATAAGAAGAATGATACTTCTAACGAGTATGCTATCGTTGTTGGTGAAACTGATAAAGAGTTTACTTTTAACTTCAAAGTAGAAAACATCAAGATTATTCCTGGTGCCTACGATGTGGTTGTCTCCTCTAAACTTTTATCACAATTTATCAATACCAAATATAATCTGACCTATTATATTGCTCTGGAACCTGATTCGACCTTTGGATGAACTATTAGTTAGGATGCGAATTGCGGGCAGCATTGGAGTCATTGTTGCCTACTTCGTTATTCTTCACGTCAGCTCTTTTTGGGGAGTTGCACTGCATTTCATTGCAGATCTAATTACAATTCCATACTTTATTAGAACAAAAGCATGGGATCTTGTTATAATGTTGACATTCCTACTATCCATCAGTGTTAGTAAACTTGTATTATGAGTGATTTTATTTGGGTTGAAAAATACCGACCTAAGACTATTGAAGAGTGTATCCTCCCTGAACAAACTAAGAAGACTTTTCAAGACTTCCTAGATAAAGGAGAGATTCCTAATATGCTCCTTGCTGGTCCTCCAGGTATTGGTAAGACTACAGTTGCAAAGGCTCTCTGTAATGAACTTGGAGCTGACGTTTATGTCATCAACGGATCCGATGAAGGACGATTCCTGGATACTGTCCGAAACAATGCGAAAAATTTCGCTTCGACCGTCTCGCTTACGGCAACTGCAAAACACAAAGTCATCATCATTGATGAAGCAGATAACACGTCCAATGATGTACAACTCCTCTTACGGGCGTTTATTGAGGAGTTTGCTGGCAACTGCAGATTCATCTTCACCTGCAACTACAAAAACAAAATCCTTGAACCCCTCCATTCCCGATGTGCCGTCGTTGAGTTTGGAATCAAAGGAAAAGAACGTCAAGGCATTGCCGCCCAGTTCTTCAAACGTATCCAACAAATCTTGGATACAGAAGGTGTTGAATATGATAACAAGGTCCTGGTAGAACTAATCAATAAGCACTTTCCTGATTGGAGACGTGTATTAAATGAGTGTCAACGATACTCTGTTAGTGGTAAAATTGACTCTGGCATTCTTGCTACCTTCTCTGATGTTGCTGTAAATGAACTTGTTAAAAACCTTAAAACCAAGAACTTTGCGGAGGTTCGTAAGTGGATCGTTTCTAATCTGGACAACGATACTACTGTACTTTTGCGTCGTATTTACGATGCTTGTTATGATGCCCTTGAAAACAATAGCATTCCTGCTGCTGTGCTCGTTCTTGCTAAGTATCAGTATCAGTCTGCATTTGTGGCAGACCAGGAGATAAATATGCTTGCTTGTTTAACCGAAATTATGGTGGAGTGTGAATTCAAATGAATGTTAAATTGATTCGTATGTGGTCTGGCGAAGATGTTGTTGCCGACCTGATTGAAGAAAAGGAAGACTCTATAGTCTTTTGTAATCCTATCGTTGCTGTGCCTGCTGGTAATGGTCAGATGGGATTTGCTCCTTGGTCTCCCCTTCTTAAAGAAAAGGGTGAAGAGTTAGAAGTAACTAAAAACTATGTGGTCTACATTACTGATACGCAAGAACAAATTATTGAACAATATGAAAGTATGTTTTCTGTGATTCAGACACCTAGTAAAAAACTAGTATTATGAAAAATAAAAAAACAAAGGTATTAGCACAAATGAAATCATCTCACTATTATATTTTTTGGGGAATTGCTACTACTGCAGTTGTCTTTGGTCAACTTTATGTTGGAACTGGGTATCGTGTATTGCATCAGGATATGCAAGAACTACTTAATAAAGTTGATGGAGTTCTTCTACATAAAGACAATACTCCTTATGGAGATTTATTGTGAGTCTTCTCAAAATTGATACTAAAAATCTAGTAGAACCAAGAGTAAAGACCACACCTCAAAATGTTCAAGAGGCAAATGAAGCACTGTTCCGTGCTAAAATGACTCTACCCGCTGCTGCAAAGCACTGTGGAATGACCCATAAGGAAATGAAACTGACCTTCTGGGAATTTTTGAAATACAACAAACCTGATTATGAAATCCCTGAAAACACCATTGAGGTACCCAGGGGGTAAATCCCGTGCTTGTACCAAACTTGATCAATACATTCCTAATCTTGATGGATATAAGGAATACCGAGAACCATTTCTTGGTGGTGGTAGCGTAGCAATTCACATTACTAAGAAGTATCCACATCTGCAGATTTGGGTCAATGATCTATATGAACCTCTAATCAACTTTTGGAAGACTCTGCAAGATGATGGATATGAACTTTACAAACGACTTCAAGAACTTAAGTCTCGTTACCCAGACCAAGAATCTGCAAGAGGTCTATTTTTAGAAGCAAAGGAACTTGTAAATGATGATTCCATTTCCCCTCTATATCGCGCTTGTAGTTTCTACGTTATTAACAAGTGCTCTTTTTCTGGTCTCACTGAGTCCTCATCCTTTAGCAGGCAAGCGTCTGACTCCAACTTCTCAATGCGAGGAATTGAGAAACTACAAGGATATTCTCAAATAATCAAAGATTGGAAAATCACTAACGATAGATATCAACAACTTCTTAGTGATGATAAGTCGATCTTTACTTACCTTGATCCACCATACGATATCAATTCTAACTTGTATGGTAAAAAGGGTGATATGCACAAATCATTTGACCATGACGGTTTTGCTACCATTTGTGATAGATTTATTGGACCACAACTCATATCTTATAATTCGTCTCAACTTATCAAAGACCGATTCAAAGATTATGAAGTTGGTGAGTTTGACCTGACTTATACCATGCGCTCCGTTGGGGAGTACATGAGAGAACAAAAAGAACGTAAGGAACTTTTACTTTTTAATTATGGAATTGAAGGATTGGTTGAACAGTATCAATCAGACGAAAGAGAATCTGATTGACGAAGATCCGTCACTTGAAAAAGAATATCCTCCTTATATTATCAATCGCTGTTTCTCGGGACATCTTGATGCAATTATGTTCGCTAATGAAATGAATCAGCATCATTTCCTCCCGAAGAAACTTCAATATGATTTTTATCTAAATAGTCTGAGGAAAAAGAAGAGATTTTCTCCCTGGCTCCGACAAGATAAGGTCAAAGATCTTGATTATGTCAAACAATACTATGGTTATAGTAATGAGAAGGCAAAGCAAGTTTTGAAGATTCTTACAGAAGAACAACTTAATTTTATTAAAGCGAAATTTGAAACTGGAGGAAAACGATGAGTGTCGTTCAAGAACCCGAAGTTAAATGGGCACCTGAACAAATGGTTGAAGTGGTTCTGAACGAACCTGATGACTTTTTGAAAGTGCGTGAAACTTTGACTCGTATTGGTGTAGCATCAAGGAAAGAGAAAAAAATCTATCAGTCTTGTCATATCCTACACAAACAAGGTAGATATTATCTCGTTCATTTCAAAGAACTATTTGCGCTGGATGGAAAGCACGCAAATCTTACAGTCAACGATGTCCAACGTCGTAACCGTATTGCTCAGTTACTTGCTGACTGGGGTCTTATTGGTATTGTAGATGTCACTAAGATTCAAGATATCGCTCCGCTTAATCAGATTAAAGTACTTGCTTATAAAGACAAGCAAGACTGGATTCTTGAAACTAAGTATAATATTGGAGCGAAGAAGAAAAAAGCGGAAGTATCTGAATGAAATTGAAAAGTCTGGGTAAAGTCTTTGAACTTAACCCAGAACATAATTTTGTTTATAAAAAAAATAAGAAATTATCCAGAGTATTAATTGATTTCATTAATATCACTCTAGATTGTTTTGCTGTAAATTATAATATTGATGCTCATTCAATATACTTGAGAGGTTCATGTTTAGACAGAGATATTGTTGATAAAGATACCTTTGATATTGATTTGAATATTGTTCATGAGGATGAATCTGTAGAATCAAGTATGTGGTTGCATAGTGATTATCATCCACAAATAATGCAGAAAATGGAAGAACTTCATGGGTTTTCAGTTTTTCCTGATGTTGATATAAGACATAAAAATTTTTTTCTTCATAAGACAGACACTAGATTTTATTCTATGAAGATATGGGGAGAGGAAGATCTTTCTATATCAATAATCAGTCATAATAAAATTGTTAAGTATTTCGCTGACTTGTATGATGATGAAACTAATCGTTCTATCTCGCAAGTGAGAATAGCAAAGGAAAAATCTAATCCAATATTGGTGAGAAGTGCTGCAAAAGTTTTTTACAGAAACTTTGGTTTAAAGGCATTACTTGAAAGGGGTAAGTTAAGTAGGAGTGTTTATCAATGTCATAATGCATTGATGGAAAAATATCCAAAGTATTCTAAAGAACTTACTAATATCTTGGATTTATTTTTAAATGTTGAAAGTTATTCGAGACAGCAAATAATAGACGTTCTTGATGAAATGCAAGCAGTAATTAAATGTTTATATCATGAAAAATCATCTCCTCATATTGTGAAGGTGTGTTATGTGGATAAATAAAAAGAAGTAAAGGATTTTCCCTTTTTAATGGGACGAAATAATTTTATTAGGGCAATAAGACATCTTAAGGATGAAGGAGTAGATAAGAAGATAGATCATCTTGTTACTGAGATGATGAAAACTAGTGGTTT